CATAATTATACACGTTTAATGGTTACTAACAGGGCTTCGATATCGCTGCCGATACAAGCCGTTTCCTTTCTCACGTTCGCACCGTTGATCAGACGGACGGGCTGGTCGCCACGACCGCCGAACACGGCATTGCCCAGGATATACTCGGGAGTATAGATGGGGGCTGCCGCCGATGCGGAGGCCTTGGCAGCCTGGAACAGCGATTCGCCGGCGGTGATGGCCACACCCATGGTCACGGTCACCACATCCTTTTCGCTGTCGGAACTGTCCACTGCGGTACAGGCCACCGCCTTCTTGCCATAGGCGAGCACGTCGCCCACGGCGATGCCGCTGCCCTTGGCGATGTTGATGGTGGTGTCCTCTGCGGCAACATCGGATACCAGTCGGAAAGACTTGATGACTGCGTACTTGCCGTCACTGTTCTTGCCCACCGCCGTAGTCTCGGGGGCGTCAAAGCCAGGGTCGGCTACAATGCCGCCACCGGGTTTCTCGGCAAACACCTGCTCAATGCGAACAGGCACCGTCTCGCCTTCCGATTCGTAGTGAAATCTTTTCATTTCGTTTGTCATTTAGTTGGCAGTCCACTGATGGCCGGGGCTGCCTGTTCGGCCTTTCTTGCCTCCACACGCGCCTTCAGGTATTGGCTCACCGTGTCAGGGTTCAGTCTCTGGCTCGCCTTGGGGCCGCCTACCTTGCCTTTTTCCACGGTAATGTCATTCTCAACGTCGGCCTTCACCTCGTCGAGATAGGAGGCGAAGTCGTCATCATCCTTGAAGGACATGCGGTTGAACTGCTTGGAATAGCGTTCCTTCAGTTCGTCGGACGCATCCTTGAAGAGCGCTTCGAACTGCGACTTGCGCGTGTTCTTTGTGCGGCCGTTCTCGAAGGCGTCCATGCGCGCGCCAAGAGATTCTATTCCCTTCATCAACTCCTTCACGTAAGAGGGGGTGTTTTCACCGGGGTCTTTCTTGCCAGTGTCTTTCTTGCCAGGGTCTTCCGGGTCTTCTTCGGGATCTGGGTCAGTGTCTTCGGCTTTCACCGGTTTTCCGTTAAGGAGATTGTGTTTTTTCTCGTAGCCTTTGATGGCCGATTCCTGGGCTTCAGTCACGCGGCTGTCAGTATAGCTATCGATTACCTGTTGCAGAGTAGTGTCCTCGACGTATGTCTTGGCCTCCTCTTCCGACTTGACAGTCTTCGCCGCCTTTGTGGCTATCCTGTCCAACACTTTTTCGTCTATCCCAGCGAACTTGGTCTTCAACGAATCTAAGATAAAGCGTTTTAAACTCATTTTGTATACAAATTTTTGGTTCCTACAAATCTATATATTCTTCATGGAAAAACAAATATAAACGAAGAAATCTTAACTTTGTTTATTTAATTAATCGCTTAATTAATAACAAGTTCGTCTAAAATGGAGAAACTCTCGTCCTGATTCTTCGTCCAACGGAGTTTATTGCCCTTGGCGAGGATGAACTGTGGGATGCCGATGCAGTGCTGCTCATCGTCGTTGAAGGTCGGCTCGTAGACGTCGTAGCCGTTCCACTTGCCAAGGTACTCCACATTGTCAAAGATGCTCTTCTGAGCCATCTTTTTCGCAATTTTCATTATTTTTTCGTTCATAATGATTGGTTTTTAAAATATTAGTCGTATATTTGCAGTGAAAATAGTTCGGCGTCTGTCCTATTGGAGGCTTCCTTGTAAGTGGCAGGTCGGGCTATTTTTATTTTAGTCTCAACGAATAGGGATGCTCCACAACAAACTTTTTATGAGAGCTTTTAATCACTTCCGTTTTGAAACAATATTTTCGGCCTTTAAACTCAAGTTCATACTCAACAAAGTGAATTGCGCCATTAGCTATTTTCTTTTTAATATTTTCTCGTTCCAGATTTAGCATATTATATCGTGGATTCTTTAATTGATTCAAGAGTGACGGTAGATTTTGTACGGTATACAACTCGTCTTCTTCAAAGCAATGTCCAAACAGATTCTTCATGTCATTTTTTGTTAAAGACATTCTGTGAGTGTAGAATCCTTTACTGAATATTTCTTGTGCATCATATCCAGTTGTCGAAGCCTTGACTTTTTTAGCCAATGCTCTATAACTCTCTTTATCTGCTTTTACGCTCAACCCGCCTATTCCACCAGCCTTGCTTGCCGTACCGCTCACCGCCTCGCTCGAAGCTTTGGTGAGCACCTTGCCGCAAACCTCCGGATTGGCGGTCAGATTATCCACTCGCAGCACGCTCATGCCCTTGATACGAGAAGCATAATCCCGGGTCATAAAGTTGATGGCTCCAGTCTGTGGGTCATACCAGCGGCCAGTTCCATCAGCGAAGCGCTCGAAAGTGACGATATGACCGCAACGCTCCCTCTTCCAAATCCAGTCTACATGATAACGACCGGGCTCCGATGTAGCCTGTTTAAATTGTTTCCAATTCACTTTCGGGAACACCACCGTAGCCACATCCAACTTCGCACGTCCTCCGATATAATATTTGCTGGGTATATTGCCATCCGCATCCAGCCACGCACTTTCCGTTTTATGGGACAGCATAGACTGCACGCTGCCCTTGAGGTTCGGCAAAGCCTCCACGGGGAATCCACGCCTTCTGAGTTCGTTGGCCACCACGCACGTCTGACAGTTGATACGGTATGCCTCACTCTCACCATAGTGCGGATTCCCCCTCATCTCGTTGGCCTCCTCGAAGGTCATGGAGGAACCGCGCTTAACACCGAGTGACGTTTCCAATGCGATGAAGTTTTCCTGCATGGCTTGCGAGTAATTCTTCAGGTCAGTGTCCTCCATCAGCGGCACATACTTCGGATTGTCGGTGACAAAATACGGCATGTTGGCCCAGTTCTTGGCCCGCTCTCGGTTTTCCTCCGCCCAGTCGGCCAACTTGTCGGGGCCGTCAAAGTCCACCTTCTCGAACTCGTAGTCCGACACATCCTCCCCGTCAATCATCTTCTGCGCATAGTCCAGGAACTCCTCTTTCGATGGCGTGATAGGCACCGCCACGCACCGGCACTGCGGATGCCACCCCACGAACTTGAAATCAGAGGGATACTTGCCAGCCAGCATGTCGCAGACGTCGGAGAGATGGTTATTCGAAAGGATGATCTCGTAGCCGAGCACCAGCTTGTTGTCCTTCCACGCCTCGTAATCGGCGGTGTGGTAGGCCATGTTGATTTCGGTGCGGCTCAGGCGCATGGCATTCTTGTAGGACGAGCGGTAGACGCCCTGCCCGGGGTGGTAGTTCTTGGCACGCTCCGAAAGGCGGAGGTTGCCGTCCTTATCCTTCACACGGCGGAAGAGTTTGTCCGGCTCCTTGAGGAACTTGCGGATGTCGCGGCTCAGCATGGCCGCGCTGCGCCCGTCACCCAACGCCACGTCCAAAGCAAGTTCGAACTCGGGCTTGCCGTTATCCACGATGTTCCACACATACTCCGAGAGTTTCATGCCGTTCACCTTGCGGTCCTGGAAGGCGGTCAGCGCCTCCATATTCCTTGGTTTGAAGGAATCTATCTGCTCCGCAGTGAGGCCGCTGTTGCGGGTGAGCTTGTCCACCCACGAGGAGTTCTTGTCGTAACTCAGGCTCCAGGCTTCCTCCTCGCCGGTGGTGATAAGGTCGCAAAGGCCGCCGTACAGTTCGCGGTACACCTTCTCGGCTTGCTTCTTGGCGGCAGGGTAGTCGTCGAAGGAGAAGGTCTCGTTGACGTCATGGCCGGTGTTCTCGGCTATACGGGCCAGTTTCTTGGCCGCTTTTGTGTAGAGTGCGTCCACATTCCTCGACACCTTGGCGAGGTTGGACAGGTGCTGCTTGTCGAATTCGTTTGCTTTGGGCATGGCATCGTTCAATTATCGTTTTTACATGGTGGGCTCGCCAAAATCGCTCATGGACTCGCGGCTCTCGTCTCTCTCGATCATGGCAAGTTCGGCGTCCACATCGTCCACCTCGCCAAGTTTCTTGATAGCGGTTCGGCGGGCCATGATGGCACGGCCACCGGTGGCATTGGTGAAGTTCTGAATCTGCTCGGCGTCATCGCGGATGTTGTAGGGCGTGATGACCACATCCACATCGAGCGTGTCGATGGAAGTGGCGATGCGGGGGAACATACGCCGCATGAAGGCTTTCACCACATTGATCTCGCGGTAGAAGGTATCCATCCACACACCGCTTTCATCCGTCACTTTCAACTGTCCGTCGATGAACATCATCTTGCGCGCCTCGCCGCTCATTGGCGTGGCCTTCATGCTCTCGAACGACATATCCGGCAACTGAAGCTGCACGAAGAAGTTCTGACGGATGGTGTTGATATGGAACTTCAGGCTGTCGATGGCCTGCTCCCAGGTTTGGTAGCCCGCCTTGGCACCGGCCGGATAGCGTAACACGTTGCGGGCCGCGCTGTCCTTCTGGTCTTCCTCCCCGAATTCGACGGGGTCATCACTGAACACCACCCAATTCGGGCGGCTGTTCTTGCGCAGGTAGTTGCCGTTGCGCGAGAGCGACCATTCCGCCTCGAACACGTTGCGGCTCTCATCCTCCCAAATCGGTTCGGGACGGTAGGCGTACACGCCGGGGATTTTGCCGAGATAGATGGTCTCGTTCAGTTCCTCCTCCCAGTTGCGTCCCCTCATTATCCAGCGCATGTGTTTGTCCTCGGTGTAGGTCTCGAAGTAGGTAACTTTCGAGCGGCCCACCTCGCGGTTGTACTGCACAGAGAGTGCAATCAGGTCGTCGTACTCGTCGAAGAGCGGATAGATGAACGCGCCGTTCATGGGCGAGAAGGTCTTGCAGCGCAGCTTCAGTCGGCTCTTTTCGCCGGCATAGTTCACGTCAGTCTTCTGGGTGTACCACACGGTGGCGAACTCACACGAGGCGTAGAACTGACGTCCGCGGTCAATGTTCACACTGTCAATCTTGTTCTTGCGGAAGATGGCCTCCATGATTTTTGCGGCCGTCTTCTCATCCTCGTTCTTGGGGTTGTAAATGCGCTTGACGGGAATGCCGAAAATCAGTTCCGTCATGCGCTTCACGGCCAGTTTCTGAAGGCCAAGCGTGATGCGGCACTGCTTTACGAGCCCGCTTTTAGTCACCACATCCTTGTAAGCCTTGTCGGTCATCACCGGATGAAGGCTCGGCTCATACTCCTTCACCAGAGAGCTCCACGGAGCCACCGTGCGCGTCTTTACCATCAGTTCCGCGATGGTGCCGTTGGGGTCTTTCCCCTCATTCAGGATTTCGTCAATTGTTTTCATATCTCTTTCTGTTTTCAGTAAAAAATTTCTTCTTCGTCATAATCCCTCGGTCGGTTGTTCCTGCGTTCGGGCACCGCCGCACGGGGATAGAACGTGTTGGCCAGCGCGTCGAATTCGTCCGGAGAGTAACCCAGCCGCGCCTTGATGTTGTCCTTCGCCTCGATGAGGATGTGGCCGCTGCTGGAAAATGACCAGCGTATCTCGGTCGCCTCTTCGGCGAATGTGCCGCCTGGCGGAAGCATGGCGTCGTTATGGTTGTCGGGATCGAGCCACTCACGCACGCACCATGCCAGATAGGCGCGCATGTTGGCGAAGGTGTACTGGCCTGTTGTGTCGGTCAGCGCCCTGCCCTTTACGTCCTTCGCGCCCTCGCTGAACTTGCAGCTGTGAATGTTGCGCTTCTTCGCCTTCAGCCCTTCCTCGTCACACACCTCCATGCAACGGGAATACACGCCCGCGCCCTCGCCGATGGTGTCGATGAAGAACGTGGCGTCGGTGGTGCTGCGGGCGATGGCCATGATGTCTCCAGCCACGCGCATGTGGTCGGCCTTGCCTCCCGAATTGTGCTTGGCGAACTCGGCTACATAATTGTCGAAGCGGGAGCAGCGCACACTGTTGTCGCGTCCCATGCCGGCCACGTCGATGCCGTAGCGGCCTCCGTTGCGGTTGGTCAGTCGGAACCCCTTCCAGCGCTCCTGGGCCATCTCAATCCAATGCAACGGGATGAGGGCGTCATCCTCCACCTTGGGGAACTGGCCCAGCACCTTCTTGCGAAACAGGTCGCTCGGGCGGTACCAGGATCCTTCGAACTCAAAGTCATCCTCCTTTTCCGACACCTCCTCCCGTGTGATGGGATGGCACCAGTTGTCCACCTTGTCCTTCACCCACTCGTAATCCACCTGTCCGGGAATGACGCTGCGCTTCTC